TCAGCTATAGCTACCCTTATTATAGCAGATTACCAATACAAATCAATTATGGCACCAGATAAAGAAATTACATTTTGTGCCTGTGTATCTAAATTATTAACAACTAAATAAATAAAAATGGAAAATCAACAACCACAAATGAGCCTAGACATTCACAAAACAACTCCTATTTTAACAGCAGACGGAGGTAAAATCTGGCATCAAGGGTACTTACTAAGAAAAGTATCTAAATTCGTAACAGGTACAAGCGAAGACAATGTTTTACCTATTCAAGTATTTTATGATCCAACAACAGGTGAAATCTTAAAAGAAGGATTGCCGGATGAATTAAAATTCATGATTGAAGATGACCAAGATTAAAACAATTTTTGATTGGGTAAAGCAATTATCATATGATAAAGAACCATGGTCCTCATTTTCGAATGAGGAGCATGAGATCTTTAATAATTTTATGATTAATAAGATTATCTCTATGAATCCTAACTACATTGAATTAGTAGCTGAGATTCAAGAACATCAAATGCCAAAACAAAAGTTATATGAATTTTATTGTAAAACTTTACCCAAACAAAAATTTTTTAACAAGTATATAAAACCTACAAAACAGCAGTACATAAAAGAAGTATTAAATTTATTATCTGATTACTTTCAAATAAGTACTAGAGAGGTTTTAGATTACTGTAATATCCTAACCCAACAAGATGTGACTGAAATTTTACAGCAGTTAGGTAAAGAGGAAAAAGAAATAAAAAAATTACTAAAATGAGTGATTCAAGAAAAAAATTTGAAGAAATGAATGATAGAGAAGGCATTTTCATAATTGATGAAGAAAAACCAAAAAAAGAATCTGTAATACATCCATCTCATTATGGTGGTAAAGATAACCCATATGAGGCTATTAAAGTTATAGAAGCTTGGGAAGTAGGATTTAATTTAGGTAATACACTTAAATACATTTCTAGAGCAGGTAAAAAAGACAATATAATCCAGGATTTGGAAAAAGCATTATTCTACTTAGATAGAGAAATTACAAATAGAAAAAAACTTGGCTAAACAAATCCCACCAGTATTAAAAGATCTTAAAAAAGTAATAGTTCCACCCGTCAACTACGAGGTTAATAAGTATATATCCTACTCACAATTAAGTATGTTTTCTAACTGCCCGTTCCAATGGGGGTTGAAATATAGAGATGGACATAAAGTATTTGAACCTAGTATACACGCAGTGTTTGGAACAGCATTACACTTAACTCTACAAAATTACTTAACAGTGTTATATGAGGAGAGTGGAGTGGCGGCAGATCATTTGGATATTGAAACAGATTTTAAAAACGCTTTAAAAAACGAGTATAAAATTACTTTAGAAAAGAATAATAATACTCATTTCTCAACAGCAGCCGAGTTAGCAGAATTTTGTGATGATGGAATTCAAATTCTTAATTTTATTAGAGATAAAAGAGGTACTTACTTCTCTAAAAGGGGTTGGTATTTAGTAGGTTGTGAATTACCTATTGTTTTAAATCCTATTAAAACCTTAGAAAATGTTTTTATAACAGGTTTTATTGATGTAGTGTTTTATCATGAACCTACTAATACAATTAAAATACTTGATATTAAAACATCAACTAGAGGTTGGGGTGACAAAGAAAAAAAGGATGACGTTAAAATGTCTCAATTAATCCTTTATAAAAAATTCTTCGCGGAACAGTATAATTTCCCAATTGATAATATTGAGGTGGAGTATTTTATTACTCGAAGAAAAGTATATGAGGGAGGGGATTTTCCTCAAAAACGTATACAAGAATTTAGACCTGCAGCGGGTAAGGTAAAAATAAATAAGTCAACACAATTATTAGAAGGATTTTTAAAGCAAGTGTTTACAAATGAAGGTACTTATAATCCTATTGAGTTAGAGAAAAGGCCAAGTAAACATAATTGCCATTTTTGCCCTTATAAAAATAATACAGATTTATGTGATAAGAATGAGGATATTAAACAATCCTTCAAGTTTTATTAGATATTAATATATTTATATATGTTAACAATATAAAATAAAATAATTATGTCACAAAATCAACAATTAACAAGTGTGAAGGTAGATAAAGATATCTTTGAAGCATTCAAAATCGAGACTATTAAAACTAAGTTCTCATTACAAAAATTAGCAGATAGATGTATGCATCTATACTTAACAGATCCTGAATTTCAAAAATTAGTTCATAACCATATGAGCTTAGAATTAGAAAAATAAAATTTATGAAAGAAGGTTATATACCAAAAGAACAACGAAAAAAGATATTATTCATCTGTGATGATATCAGAATGCACTCGGGGGTTGCAACAATGGCCCGAGAAGTAGTTTTAGGAACTTCTCACCACTACAATTGGGCAGTAATAGGGGCTGCAATCAATCACCCTGAAGCTGGACAAAGAATGGATTTATCTGAAGCTACTAACAAAGAAACTGGTAATATTGATTCCTCAGTCATATTATACCCAAATAATGGTTATGGTAATGCAGATTTGATTAGGATGTTGATCAAGAATGAAAAACCTGATGGTTTAATGTTCTTTACAGATCCAAGATATTATGATTGGTTATTTGCTATTGAAAATGAGATAAGAAAACAAATCCCAATGATTTACCTTAACATATGGGATGACTTACCAGCTCCACTTTATAATAGAGCATTTTACGAATCATGTGATACCTTATTAGCAATTTCAAAACAAACTAAGAACATTAATGAAATGGTTTTAGGTAAAAAAGCTAAAGACAAAATTATCACTTATGTACCTCATGGTATAAATGAAAAATTATTTTTCCCAATTGAAAATCAAGACGAGTTAAAAGAAACTAAGAAAAGATTATTTGGAGACAAAGAATTTGATTTTGTACTATTCTTTAACTCACGTAACATTAGAAGAAAATGTATTAGTGATTTATTAGCCGCTCATAAATTATTCTTAGACTCTTTACCCAAAGAAAAAGCAGATAAAATTGCTCTAGTACTTCACACTCAACCAATAGATGATAATGGTACAGATTTATACGCTGTAAGAGAATTATTATTTGGTAAAAAATCAAACGTAATATTCTCCGATGGTAGAATTGATACTCCTGAGTTGAATAAATTATATAACATTGCTGATGTAACAGTATTACCTACTTCAAATGAAGGATGGGGATTAGCACTTACTGAAGCTATGATGGCAGGTAAAATGATTATCGCCAATGTAACAGGTGGTATGCAGGATCAAATGCGTTTTGAAGATGAGAATGGTAAATGGGTAGAATTAACTCAAGAATTTCCATCTAACCATTTTGGTAAATATAGAAAACATGGTAAATGGGCTGTACCTGTATTTCCAAATAATATGTCATTAGTTGGTTCACCTACTACACCTTATATTTGGGATGACAAATTAGACTTTAGAGAATTAACTTTAGCTATCCAACAAGTTTATGAAATGTCTCCTGAAACTAGAAAAGAGAATGGGTTAGCTGCTAGAGAATGGGTAACATCTGATGAATCAGGTATGTCCTCTCGTATGATGTGTAATAATGTAATCAAGGATATTGACTTAACATTAGAGAAATTTATACCAAGAAAATCTTTTGAATTTATTAAAATAGAAGATTTGGAGCCTCTAGAATTAGTTCATAAATTAACGTATTAATAAGATAAAATGAAAAATACATTTGTAATAAGCTGTCCAATTGACACTTACAGCGGATATGGTTCTCGTAGTAGAGATTTAGTTAAAGCGTTAATTAATTTAGATAAGTACGACGTTAAAATAATGCCACAACGTTGGGGTAATACACCTTGGAACTTTATTGATGATCATAATGAAGAATGGGGATTCTTAAAATCTCATATACTGCCTGGTCAAATGACTCAACAACCTGATATTTGGGCTCAAATCACAGTACCTAATGAATTCCAGCCTATAGGAAAATATAATATAGGGATTACAGCGGGTATTGAAACCACAATTTGTGCTCCACAATGGATAGAAGGATTAAATAGAATGAACTTAAATTTAGTTTCTTCAGAACACGCTAAAAAAGTATTCCAAGATTCTAAATTCCAAAAACAAGATGAAAATACTAAACAAGTTGTTGGTGTAGTAGAATTAACAGCACCTGTTGAAGTATTATTTGAAGGAATAGATATTACTAAATACTTTGCTTCACCATTAACACCAGCATCTGAAATAGGTCAAGCTTTAGATACTATAAAAGAAGATTTCGCATTCTTATTTGTAGGTCATTGGCTTCAAGGTGAATGGGGTCAAGATAGAAAAGATGTAGGTGGTTTAGTTAGAATGTTTTTAGAAGCATTTAAAAACAAATCTAAAAAACCTGCTCTTATATTAAAAACAATGTCTGGTCCTACTAGTATCATTGATAGAGATAATATCTTGAAAAAAATAGATGCTATACGACAATCAATGCCTGCTAAAAACTTACCTAATATTTACTTATTTCATGGTGAAGTATCTGATGATGAAATAAATCAATTATATAACCATTCAAAAGTAAAAGCAATGGTTAGTTTTACTAAGGGTGAAGGGTTTGGTAGACCATTACTTGAGTTTACTCAAACTAAAAAACCAGTTATAGCCTCAAATTGGAGTGGTCATTTGGATTTCTTAAATCCTGAATTTGCCTCATTAATACCAGGTACATTAACTAACATTCATCCATCAGCACAAGTACCTGATATGTTAATTGAAGGATCTCAATGGTTTACAGTTGATTATGGGTTTGCAGGTGGTATATTAAGAGACTATTTTGAAAATTATAAAAGATATCAAGATAATGGTAAACGTTTAGCACATTATTGTAAAACTAATTTCTCATTTGAGAAAATGCAAGAAAAACTAGATACTTTATTAACGGCTAATGTGCCTAACATACCTAAACAAGTACAGTTAAAATTACCTCAATTGAAAAAGGTTGAATTACCTAAATTAAAAAAAATAGAATAAAATGAAAGATAAATTATCTACATGCCCACGTTGCGGAAGTGATGCTTGTTATACCACTCCTGTAAATGAAATAAAAAACAGTTATTTCTGTTTTGGATGTGGTTTTCAAACAAATGACCTAATGAAAGAGGGTGAATTTGATTTTGAAACATATGAAGAAACATTACCTGAACTTTATAAAGATCTTAAAAATAAAGACACTGAAAATAGAGTATGGTACCCAATAACAGTTAACATTCAGGATAAAGGAACGGTATTTGCCAACGGTAAAACTAAAGATGATTGGCAGTGGGCAGGTGTAAAGGCAGTTGAAGTAAGCGAAGAAGAAAAAGGTAAATTTAAAATACCTGGTACTGAAGAATTTTACACTCATAAAACTGATATAAAAACTCTAAAAAATCACTCACAAGAAGATTTTATTGAGGCCCTAGATTATATAGGTTTTTATAACTAAAAAATATGAGAATAAGTTATGCAATTCCGGTTTGTAATGAACATGAAGAATTAATGAGATTACTAAGCATCCTCGTCACTAATAAAAGAGACGAGGATGAAATAGTAGTTCAATGTGATCAAGGTAATACTACACCTGAAGTATATCAAGTATTAGATCAATTTCAAGGTAAAATAAATACTATTGAATTTCCATTAAATGGTAATTTTGGAGTTTTTAAAAACAATCTAAAAAAACATTGTACTGGAGAATGGATTTTTCAAATTGATGCTGATGAATATATTACAATTGAATTTTTACAAAATCTACATTTAATTTTACAAGACAATCCTACAATTGAAGTATTTTTACTCCCTAGAATTAATACTGTAGAAGGATTAACTCCCGAACATATCCAAAAATGGAGATGGAGTGTAAATGAAAAAGGATGGGTTAACTTCCCAGACCTACAACCTCGTATACTTCAAAATTCACCTAAAATTAATTGGGGTAATAAAGTACATGAGGTACTTATGGGCCATAACACATGGGCTAATTTACCATTAGAAGAGGACTATTGTTTATACCATCCAAAACAAATCGAGAGACAAGAACGACAAAATAATTTATACGATTTACTATAATGAATTATAATATAGGATTTCACTCAGAACAATTGGGAGTGAGAGGCACTGAGGTAGCAATGTATGATTATGCTAAAGGTAATGAAGAGATATTAGGTAATAAATCTTATATTATAGCTCCTAAAAATAGTGATTTATTTACTTTATCTAAATTTCAAGAACGGTTTAATGTATTCTTATATGATACTTTTGATCAAGTAGAAAAATTTGTTCAAGATAATAACATTTATGGAGTGTACTATATAAAATATGGATTTAATGATGGTAAATTACTTAAATCTTGTAAAAATTTAGTACATACAGTTTTCCAATCTAATGAACCACATGGGGACAAATATGTTTTTATAGCACAATGGTTATCTAAAAAAATGACAGGTGATGATAATAATTATGTTCCTCATATCTTATCTCTTCCTGATATAACTCAAGATTATAGAGAATTTTTAAACATACCTAAAGATGCTATAGTATTTGGTAGACATGGAGGTTATACAGAATTTGATTACGAATGGGCTTACCCAGTAGTTTATAAAGTAGCTAAAGAGAATCCAAATATTTTCTTTTTATTTTTAAACACTAAACCATTTTGTGATTCTTTACCTAATATAATTCATTTAGAACCAACTTATGATTTAGAAACTAAAACCGCCTTTATAAACACTTGTGATGCTTTATTGCATAGTAGAAGAAGAGGAGAAATATTTAGTTTAACTATAGGTGAATTTCTATGTCAAGATAAAGCAGTAATTTCATGCCCACAAGGACAAGATGAGGGCCATGTTGTAATGCTTAAAGATAAAGGAATATGGTACAACAATGATGAAGAATTATACCAAATACTATCTAATTTTAAACGTACTGAACCTAAAGGGTATTATAAAGAATTAGTAGAGGAATATACAGCTGAAAATGTTATGGATAGATTTAATAAGATGTTTTTACCATGAAAATACTTTATATAACTAACCATATTGACATAGCTAAAGCTAGTGGAGGTTTTATAAATGATTATCAAAACGATCTTGTATTCTATGGTTTAAGAGAATTATTTGGTGATGATGTTGTAGATAGTACTCAAATTATTTCACTCTACAAAGAACATGAGAATAAAATACATCCCCAACATTTATGGGGTGGTATGACTACTTTTTGGTTAATTGGAGACAATAACATTGATAGAACTAATATTGAAGAAAAAATTAAGGATCGTTATTATGACTTAATAATTTATGGTGCTATTAAACGTTGTAAAAATTATTATGATTTAGTCTCTAAACATTATCCTCCTAACAAAGTAATTTTAATTGATGGGAATGATGAATCAGATTTAGATCCTCTTTATGAAAAACATTTATACTTCAAAAGAGAATTAGTTACAGACCATCCTAATTTATTACCTATAACATTTGGGATACCAACTCCAAAATTAGCTATACCTAATAAAAACAAAATACAAGAGTACGCAACTTGTATTCCTGGCCAACCTGAAACATATGTTTTTAAATCTGAGCAACCATATTATGAAGATTATCAAAAATCATATTATGGGGTAACAATGAAAAAAGCAGGTTGGGATTGTATGAGACACTATGAAATATTAGGAAATTATTGTATGCCTTACTTTGTAGGGTTAGAGGATTGCCCTAAAAATACTTTAGCTAACCTTCCAAAAGAATTATTATTAGAGGGAAGAGAATTAGCAAATAATTTTGATACTCAAAAATACTTTCTTATATTAGATGAGTTATTTGATTATACAAAAAATAATTTAACAACTAAAAATATTGCTAACTATATATTATCGAAAATATGATCCAAACAGAAGACATTCAAAAATTAATTGGTAATCATTTACCTCCTTATTTGCTTAATAGTAAAAAATTCGTACCCGGTGAAAGTACAGTATGGTACTCAGGTCCATATTGGGATAATAGAGAAATTGAAGCAGCTATAGATACATTTTTAAATGGTACTTGGGTTACAACTGGTGCTAAAGTTAATCGTTTTGAAATGAAATTTGGTAAGAAATTCAAAACCAAATACTCACATATGGTTAATTCAGGTTCATCTGCTAACCTAGTATTAATAGCAGCATTAAAGAAAAGATTTAAATGGGCTGACGGAGATGAAATTATTGTATCACCAGTAGGTTTTGCAACTACAATTTCAGTAATTGATCAAAATAAATTAACACCTGTATTCATTGACATTGAATGGGATACTTTAAATTTTGATTTAAACCTAATTGAAGCTAAAATTACATCTCGTACTAAAGCCATATTTGTATCACCTGTATTAGGTAATGCTCCTGACTTTGATAAATTAGTAGAAATAGCTCAAAAACATAATATACTATTAGTTGGTGACAATTGTGATAGTTTAGGTTCTAAATGGGATGACAAATACTTAAGTGAGTATTATGTTGCTTATTCAAATTCATTTTATCCATCACATCATATGTCAACAGGTGAAGGTGGTATGGTTTGTACTAATGATGAAGAACTTAAAAAACTAATCATGAGTTACTCATGGTGGGGTAGAGCTTGTTACTGTGTTGGCGCTGCTAATTTATTGCAACAAGGTAGTTGTGGTTGTAGATTTGGTAAACATTTAGAAGGGTATGAAAATGATATTGATCATAAGTACGTCTTTGATAATATGGGTTATAATTTAAAACCATTAGATTTACAAGGTGCAATTGGTTTAGTTCAATTAGAAAAATTAGATGAAATTGACGCTAATAGAAAAAACTCTAAAGAAAGACTAGATAAAATCTTTACTGACAATATTCTAGGACTTAGAGCAATTAACTCATTAGATAAAGCAAGTACTAATTGGTTTGGAACACCTTTTATATGTGATGAACCAGGTTTAAAACATAAATTAGTTCAACATTTAGAAGAAAATTTAATCCAAACTAGAAATTATTTCGCAGGTAATATCTTAATGCATCCAGGTTATAAACATCTAGGTGATTATAAAGAATTCCCTGAAGCAAATAAAGTGTTAGATAAAGTATTTTTTATAGGTGCTGCTCCTCATTATAATGAAGAAGTATTTGCTTATGTTGAAGAAGTAGTTAAAAAATTTAATAAATAATGGATTTACAATCTAGTATAAAATCTCAAGGTGAGTACGTTACTCAAATTAT